TCGGAGAGGCCGAGCCATTTGCCCACCGGGATCTCGTTTCGGCGGTGATTAAAAAACATCGCCACAGCCCGTGACTGACTTTTCAGGGCATTTGCGAAAGCCCCAGGCTGAATAATGTCGCCGTCGCTATCGGTGATACCAAACACACTGGCGTAGCCCTCGAAAACACCTTGGGCGCCACCATCGGCAAACTTGATTGCGGCCTGCTCAAAGGCCAGTGTCTTGCAGATACTCGGCATTTCAGCCTCCAAAAAAACTAAACCCCGCTGGGTGCGGGGTTCGTTTGGCCAAGTTGGGTAAGCGGCACGTTCTGAGACTGCCGGGTGGCGACATCGCCGCCGGGGAGCGGCGGTCGGTTATCAATACGGCGGCCCTCGTTGATGGTCAGAAGACCCGTATCGACTTGCGTCTTCATGTAGTTGGCGCGCGCCGTTGAGTCTCCGCTCAACAGACCAGCGCGATTGTGCTCGGCGTGGATGCGGCCCACGTCGGCTGGTTTTACGAGCCAGCGCTGAATGCTGGTCTCCCAAATTTCAAGGTATGGGTCGAGGGTGTACTGCAGAAACCCGAGATTCTGCTGCTCAATGCCAGAGCCCCAACTGGTGGACTTTTCAACGTCGCCCACCAAGTGGGGCGGCACGCCGAAGAAGCGGGCCAGTTCGCTGACCTGAAATTTTCTGGCAGCCATTGTTTCGGCATCTTGGGGACTCACACCGATTGCCTGGGTGGTGAATCCGCCTTCGAGAATCCACAGCCGCTTCCTGACCGGGCCGCCGGAGATCTCCTTAAAATTCTCCTCAAGCTGCGCGCGCTGATCCTTGCTGAGAATCTTGCCGTCAGTCATGAGAAGCTGAGGTGACTTCGCGCCATTGGCGTAGAAGTCCCGCTGCTGGTCTTCCATGGCTACCGCGACGCCGGCGGTCTTTGCGCCAAAGGCAATGGGCGACAGACCGACCAGGCCATTAAAGCCAAACCCCTTCAGGTGAAAAATGTCGCTCTGCTTGAAATCGGCGTACTCGCTGTCGCGGCGATATCTATAAACAATGCGCTTGCCTTCCAGCCGTACGTCCATGTTGACCGACATCAGCGGAACAAGGCTGATGATGTCCCCGGTAGAGTTGCGTTCGATCAGTGCATAGGCATTGCCGTAGTAGCAAAGCTGCATGGTCATGGCCACGCGAAAATCGAATGCAGTCATGAACTGGTTGGGGCTGTACCGAAGCAATCGAGCAAGCGGGTTATCCAGCCCGACTTTTGTTCTGTCATCACCTTTGGTCTCAAAAACATCCAGCGGCAGGCACGCGGTTACGCTGGAGATCAGTCGGACACAGGCAAAAACTGTTGAGATTTGAAGCGAGCGCTCATCGTTTACCACCGACTCGCCAACCACCCCGGAGGCTGAAACAGGACCGGTTTGCGATCCTTTTTCTGGAGTGACAAGCCGGCCGCCGACGAAGAAGCTCGCCATACGCGCCCAAAACGGGCTACGGGTGCGCAGGTCAATGCTGTAGTCGGTATCTGCCATCCCGAGTGACGCCCATGAGCGTGGCCACAGCGCCGTCGATTTTCTTCGCCGCCTTTTCCTTTCGAGGGAAGACGTTTTCGTTTGCGTCAGGTTTCGCGGTGACGTTGCCGAGCATCCAGGTGAGGATCGGGTTTCCGTCGTGGTGGAAACGACCGTTGAGGATCGCCCCGTTCATTTCCTTCATCGCCGGCGAGAAGGTCTTCGTGGTTTTGGGGATTTTCACAGGCGTGTGCCCTACCCCTTCGAAGTCCTGGGCGATCTGAAACGCGCCCCATTCGTCGTGCGGAATCTCGGTGAGGGATACATTTTTGGCATCTGCCAACAGATCGTCACGCACCTGGTTGAAGCTCACCTCGGCGCCGTCGTGCGACGTCAAAAGCCCCATGTTCACCCACTTCTGGTAGCGCTCTACGACTGACTTCTCGGTGCCGTACTGGATCGTCTGATCCGGCAGGTAGAAGCGCGGCGCCACGCTGTAGTAGTGCAGCACGCCGTCGATCACGCGGTAGAACAGGTTGATGCGGGCACAGATGTCGGTCTTCGACGCCAAGTCGAGGCACATTAGGCATTCGCTGCCTTCGAAATCTTCCATGGCCAGCCCGGGATCAGCGCAGTCGCGCCAGGCTTCCATGTTGAAATACACCTCGCGGGCCGACACCCAGACGTTCAGGTGCTTCGTTTTGAAGGTGTTCTGGAAGCTGGCATTCTTGATTGCCTTCTGTTGCTGGCTGATCAAGTAGTCTTCGTAAACCGATACCCCCATGTTCGGGTTGGCCTTGGCCATGACTTTGGGGTCGGTCCAGTCATCACCCTCGTCGATCGTCCAGACCCAGCCGAACAACTCGTCATCGGGGACGGTGCCCTCGAGCATTTCCACCACACGGCCGCGCATGTCATAGCACGGGCCTTCGATGTTGCTCCCGGCGGTGGTGATGATGAACATCAGCGGTTGCCGGCGGGCGCCCATGCCCGTGAGCATGGTTTCGTAGAGCGCCGCGCTGTCATGCTCGTGATATTCGTCCACGATCGCGCAACTCGGCGATGCGCCGTCACCCGGGTTACCGATGACGACCTCAAACCGCGCGCCATCTTCCGGCCGGCTCATGTTCGAGGCGTTGACCTCGATGCCGGCGGCCTCGATCAGCATCGGCGAGCGCTTCACCATCAACCTGGCCGGGCGGAAGACCTCCCATGCCTGTTTCTCAGTGGTGGCGCCGCTGTAGATCTCGGCGCCGAACTCGTTGTCCGCGACGAACATGCCGATGCCTACTGCGGCGGCAATCACGCTTTTGCCGTTCTTGCGAGGCACTTCCCAGTAGCTTTCGCGGAACCGACGTAGACCCGACTTCTTTTTGACCCAACCGAACGTCGCGGCCAGGCCAAACTTCTGCCAAGGCTCCAGGGTGATGAGCTGACGCTTAAATGCCCACTCCCCTTTTACGTGCGGCATCAGCTGCGCGAGCGCCAGTTTCTTCTCGGCTTTCTTCGGATCGAACTTGTACGGAAATCCGGCCGACTTACTTTTGACCAGGTCGTCCAGATGCCGCTGGCAGGCGAGCTGGACAAAACGGCATGCAGGTTTACGACCTCGCACAACATCCCGCGCCCAGCGGTTCGCCGCCTCGACGTTGGGGTGCTTGTAGGCCATGTTTATCCGTTGAGAAGTGCTGAAAATTCGTTGGTGCCGGCCGGCTTTTTCCCACCAGTGAGACGGGATCGGCTCGAAGGGTCGAGGCCGAGCAGCGAGCCGAACGTAACCATTTGCGCCATGGCCTCCTTTGCGGCGGTCAAGGCTGGGTTTTTGATAGGCGAGCCCATCGCTGACTGAACAACAATCCCGAACTCAGTGACCGATTTCTGAGCAGCCCGCCAGTTTGCATAGGCCGTGCAAAATGCCTCTACGTTATGCAGATCGGTTACACACAAAACCTTCTCAGCCAGGAGCGACGGAACAACCCTGGACCACATTTCTTGCGAGTTGGGACATAGCCACTCTGGGGGTTCAATTTTGGTAACGAGCGCAAAATCCGGCTCGTTCTTGTTGAGTTTTCGTTTGCCGGGATTACCGGCCAACTCCTTGCTGGCCGTGGGTTTGGGGCGACGGCCGGACCGCCCCTTTACCCCCGGCATCGGCGAGACTCCTGAATTTCATTTTTCGCGGTCGTGTGAATGAGACCTCAGCGCGGTCAGCGAGCCAAAAGGCCCAGACTTCCGACCAGCCCCCCTATCGATGGGGCCTGATCGATAGATTTCGTCATTTTTCGTGCATTTCGCATGAATTTCGGTCCTTTTAGACCTGATATGAGAATCATTCTCGGTTATTCGACTCGCGAGCAGTCTTTTCCTTGTGGCAGTCGTGGTTGATGGCCTGAAGATTGCCCGGGTCGTCTGTGCCGCCGCTCGCCTTGCCAATGATGTGGTCGACCTCGGTCGCCTCACGGACTCGACCGAGGCCAGAGCAGACAGAGCACTGGCATATGTAGTGGTCACGCTTGAGGATCGAGGCACGAAGGCGTTGCCATGCCGCACCGTACCCACGCGAGGTCGTGCTGCCTGCCTTTCTCTCTCTGACCCAGGCGCCGCGCTGTGACGCATGGTCGTCGCAGAAGCCTTGCTCAGCCTTCGACTTGACTAGGTTTGGGCAGCGTGTGGATCTACAGGGTCTTGCCGCCATCGGTCTTGCCCTCAGGTTGGTTCGATGGTGCTGGCCTGATCAGGCTCTTGGCCCTTTCGATTGCCTCC